AATAAATATGGCAGAGTCTGGCATTAAAAGTTATTTTCCGAGTCAAACTGTAGGTGATGCTGAGAAGCTTAGTTACGAATATGGTTTAAAAGTTGGTAAAGCTATAGAACAAGAATGGTTCAATAATGATAGAAGTGCTAATAGATATAAATCTAATAGCAATGATTTTCATAATTTAAGATTATACGCTAGAGGCGAACAATCTATTCAAAAATATAAGGATGAGTTATCTATAAACGGTGATTTGTCCTATTTAAATTTAGACTGGACACCTGTTCCAATTATACCTAAATTTGTAGACATAGTCGTAAACGGTATCGCTGAAAGAACTTATGATGTAAAAGCTTATTCACAGGATCCATACGGAGTAACGCAAAGATCTGAGTATATGAAGTCCGTACTACGCGACATGGAGACTACAGATTTTAACGATTTTGCAGCCGAAGCTTTTGGGTTAGATCTTTATGAAAATAAAAAAAGCGAACTTCCAGGATCAAAAGAAGAACTAGCTCTTTACATGCAATTAACATATAAGCAATCTATTGAATTAGCCGAAGAGCAAGCCTTAAGCGTTATGTTTGAAAAAAATAGATATGAACTTATTAAAAAGAGATTTTATTATGATCTTACTGTCCTTGGTATAGGCGCTGTAAAAACTGGATTTAACACCTCAGATGGAGTGACTATAGAATATGTAGATCCAGCTAATTTAGTTTATTCTTATACTGAATCTCCTTATTTTGACGATATATATTACGTTGGAGAGATTAAAGAGATACCTATTAATGAGCTAGCCAAACAATTTCCACACTTAACCCATAGTGATTTAGAAGAAGCAGCGAAAAACAAAACTCCCAACCAAAACACCAATAACAATCGGGGTAATAAAATAGATCAAAATGTAGTTCAAGTTTTATATTTTAACTATAAAACATATATGAATGAAGTATATAAAGTAAAAGAGACCGGAACTGGAGCTGATAAAATTATACCTAAAGATGATTCGTTTAATCCACCAGAAGATATGGAGGGTGGTTATAGTAAAATGCAAAGATCTATAGAGTGTCTTTATGATGGTGCTATGGTTTTAGGTGCTGACAAGTTGCTTAAGTGGGAAATGTCTAAAAATATGATGCGTCCTAAAAGTGATTTTACAAAAGTTAAGATGAACTATTCTATTGTTGCGCCTAGAATGTATAACGGTAAGATTGATTCTTTAGTAAAACGTACGACCGGTTTTGCTGATATGATACAGTTAACACATTTAAAACTTCAACAAATAATGTCAAGAATGGTTCCAGATGGCGTTTATTTAGATGCGGATGGTTTAGCTGAGATTGATTTAGGCAATGGAACAAGTTACAATCCACAAGAAGCTTTAAACATGTTCTTCCAAACTGGATCTGTAATAGGTAGATCACTTACAAGTGATGGTGATCAAAATCCTGGCAAAGTTCCAATTCAAGAAATTACAAGTGGTAGTGGTGGTAATAAAATGCAAGCTCTTATAGGTAATTATAATTATTATCTACAAATGATAAGAGACGTTACTGGGCTTAATGAAGCTAGAGACGGTAGCACGCCAGATAAAAATGCTTTAGTTGGAGTTCAAAAACTAGCAGCGGCAAATTCCAACACGGCGACTAGACATATATTGCAAGCTGGATTATTTTTGACAGCCGAAACGTGTGAATGCTTGTCACTTAGAATATCTGATATATTAGAATATTCACCAACAAAAGACGCTTTTCTTCAAGCTATAGGCGGGCATAATTTAGCTACGCTAGAAGAAATGTCTGAATTATATCTATATGATTTTGGTATATTTTTAGAATTAATGCCAGATGAAGAACAAAAAGCTGTTTTAGAAAATAATATTCAAATGGCTTTACAACAAAAAAGTATTGATCTTGAAGATGCTATTGACGTTAGAGAAATTAGAAATGTAAAGCTAGCTAATCAAGTATTAAAGATTAGAAGAAAAAAGAAACAAGAAAGAGAGCAATTAGTACAACAGCAAAACATACAGGCGCAAGCACAGGCAAATGCTCAAACGCAACAAGTAGCTGCTCAAGCTGAAGTGCAAAAAAATCAAGCTATAACACAAAATAATGCGCAACTAGAAAAAATTAAAGCTGATTTGAAAACTCAACAAATGGAGTTAGAAGTTCAACACAAAATGAAGTTGATGCAATTTGAATTTGAAATAAATCAACAACTTCAACAAATGAACATGCAAGAGGTTGATATGAAGGATACTAGAAAAGAAGATCGTAAAGACAGTAGAACAAAAATGCAAGCTTCACAACAAAGTGAGCTTATAGATCAAAGATTAAACAAGAAACCGCCTAAAAACTTTGAGTCGTCAGGTAATGATATACTAGGTGGCGACTTTGGATTAGACTCATTTGATCCTAGTTAGAATTTATTAATTATTATTATATTATATTATGGAAGAAAAATTAGAACAAGTAGTTGAAGAAACTACACAAGAAACAACTGAACAAGTTAAAGAAACTCCTCAAGTTGATGAAAGTAAATTTGAATCTGCTGGGGACGATGATGTTATTAAGATAGATTTAAGTAAACCACCAAAACCAGTAGAAGAAAATGAAACTAAAGAAGATAACGCTAACGATAGCGGAGTGGTTGCAAGCACTGAAGATGCCAATGCCCCACAAGAACAAAAAGAAGTACAGCCGGAAGCCAAAACACAAGAAACTACAGTATTAGAAGAAATTACTGAAGAAGAAGCTACTGAGGTAGAAGAAATAGCAGAAGAGGCAAGCGAAGCTATTAAAGAAAATTTAGCAACCGGCGAGCCATTACCAGAGAACATCCAAAAGTTAATGGACTTTATGGAAGAGACTGGAGGAGATTTAAGTGACTACGTTAAGCTTAATCAAGATTATAGTAAATTAGATAATCAGGATTTATTATACGAATATTATAAGCAAACAAAACCTCATTTAAATAATGAAGAAATTAACTTCCTTATGGAAGATGAATTCTCTTTCGACGAAGATGCAGATGACGATAGAGATATAAGAAGAAAAAAACTAGCGCTTAAAGAGCAAGTTGCCAGCGCTAAAAGCCACCTAGACGGGCAAAAGTCTAAATACTATGACGAAATCAAAGCTGGAAGCAAACTTACGGGTGAGCAACAAACAGCAGTTGATTTTTTTAATAGATACAACAAGGAGTCAGAAGAAAATAAAAAAACAACAGAAAAACAAACTTCTACTTTTTTAAATAAAACTGAAAATGTTTTTAACGACAAGTTCAAAGGTTTTGAATATAACGTCGGGGATAAAAAGTATAGGTTTAATGTAAACAACGCGGCAGAGGTTAAAAATAATCAAAGCGATATTAATAATTTTGTCAAAAAGTTTTTGAACGAAAATAATGAAATGTCAGATGCTAAGGGTTATCATAAATCTTTATATACTGCAATGAATGCAGATGCTGTTGCAAAGCACTTTTACGACCAAGGCAAAGTAGATGCTATGAAAGATAGTATTGCTAAAGCCAAGAATGTAGATATGAACCCAAGACAAAGTCATGGAACAATTGAAGCGGGTGGTTTAAAGTTTAAAGTGTTAGGTGATAATTCTTCTGATTTTAAGTTTAAAATTAAAAACAAAAATAAATAAAAAATTTAAAAAAATAAATTATGGCAATTACTGCAGGAACGGCTTTGAACGCAACGCCAGCTTCACAGAAGCAAACGTTAGCGTCAGCCTATATAGACTTCACAGACGGTTCAACCGGATGGGAGCAACAATATTTACCAGATCTTATGGAGGCGGAAGCTGAAGTGTTCGGAAACAGAACAATTTCAGGATTTCTTTCACAAGTAGGAGCTGAAGAGAGCATGTCGGCTGATCAAGTCGTATGGTCTGAACAAGGAAGATTACACGTTTCGTGTATTGGTTCACTTGTGTCAAATACAAACATTTTCACTGTAGTTAGTGATTCTGACGGTAATGTTTCTGGTGACGGTT